GATGAAATCCGCGCTTGTAATACTGTAGCGCAATTAGCAATGATGTACCGCGTACAGATGCAACAGCAATTGATGGTATCAGGTGCAGAGAAATGTTTATTCTTAGCTACATCATGGAACGCAGCTAACCAGTTAATTGAAAGCAAGCACTTCTGGTTCGAAGGTGATAAAGACATTGAGCTGATGATTGTTGAAGGATGGGGGCAGTTTCAAATAGATTTAGATGCTCACGTACCAACCGTATCAATTGAACAGCCCAAGGCGCAAGCAATCATTGCCCTACCTGCTTTATTCATTCAGGCAAAAGGTGAAATCACTACTAACAACATGAAAGAGTACGGCGAGGCGCTAGCTAAACGCTTAAACGATGTTAGAAGTATTGCCCTTATCAGCGAACAAGACTTTGCAGACGCTAAAGCTGCAGCCAAACATTTACGCGAAGATATCGAGCGAGCAAAACTAGTTAAAGACGCAATGCTCTCACAAACCGTCACAGTAGGTGAAGCCGCCAACATGATTGACGCTTGGTGTGAAGATATGCGCCTGACTGCTTTAAAGCTTGAGAAAGACGTTATTGCGCAGGACTTAGTTAAAAAACAAGCAATGATTGAATGCGCACAAATGGCATTTAAAAACATGAGTAATGCACTTGAAAAAGATACTGCGCCTATCCGCTTAAATCTAACAATGCCGAACTTTGGTGAAGCTATCAAAGGTAAAAGCAGATATGACAAGATGCAAGATGCTATTAGCACTTTAGTAGCTAATTCAACTATTGCGGCTAATCAAGTGGCTAATGATGTTCTTAGCAAGCAAGCATGGATGTTTGAATTTAACGGCGGCTACTCATTCTTATTTGCAGACTTACAACAGATCATTTTCAAGCCAGAAGATGATTTTAAACTATTAGTAAATTCACGCATTGAAACACATAAAAAAGCAGAAGCAGAGCGCGAGGCAAGGATTAAAGCGAATGCCGAAGCCGCAGCACTTGCCAAAGTTGAAGCTGATCAATTAGCCAAAGAGAAAGCTGAACAAGCTGAGGCTTTAGCAATCGCCCAAGCGCAATATGAAGCTGAGTTAGTCAAGCCAGTAGAGATTAAAGCTTCACCAGTAGAGCTACGCGCTGTAGTCGTTGAAAAGCAAGACGCTATCTCATCATTCCTAAAATCACGCGACTTCGGCAGTGAAGAAAATAAAGTGCGTGCGATTTTGGTCGAGTTTGTGAAGCACCAAGCGAATTTTGATATGCAGAAAGCAGCTTAAAGAATAGAGAGAACTCGGACCGAATCTATTTCAATAAGTGCGCCGACAGACTGGGTGAGAAGCCAGTCACCACAACAATAGCGATTGATAGCAAAGCATTAGCACTCTACGGCCAGAAAGCTAAAGATTAAGTCGCTATTGTTGTGGTGCGGTGTGGAAAACATAGACACACAAAACTAGAAATATGCTCGGTTAAGTTCCGAGGGTAGAAATTCTAAGCCGCTTCTAGGTTTGTGCGGTGGAAAGGTTAGGCAATGATCGTTCAATTGCTGCGCTGGAGTAATGACCAGCCACCACTTAATTTAATGAAAGGCTTATATGGCAAAAACAAGCAAACGCAGCGTTAAGCAACAGCGCAGACGTAAAAATGACGACAAATGGCAGGCTCTAAAATGAAAGCTAAACGTACAAAGAAATACCAGCCCAAACGCATCGTGATTGATTCAGCCTTTCGCACTATCAGGTTAGCCAAACCAGTTACCGAAGATAGCAAAGTATTGTTAAACGAGCAGATACATGGCGCACTACTGGCTATCACCAATGGCGTAGGTCAAACGACACACTTTGACATACTTGCCAGCACGGTAGATGTTGTTTATTTAATGTCACAAAACCTATTTGATAATGCTTATGGAATAGAAATACTACGTGCTAGAGGTGCAATGTTTAGGCTTAAAGATAGGTTTCATAAGCATGGCACATTCGGCTTTGATGGTGAAGGCTATCAAGCGATTAAAGAGCTTATAGCGATACATGATGAAATGCTGAATCAAGTCACAGGCGCAGAAGTATTGCGGTTCATGAAGGCTAGAGCTGATGCGATTGCTGGCGGTAATTATTATCGTGGCACGGCTGATAAGTTGGCGGCTTGAGTAGAGATTTAACAAAAGGAAAAGATGATGAAGCTAACACAGCAACATTTAATTAAAAATCGTGAAAAATTAAACAGATTTGACAAAGTAAGAATATGGTCAAACCAATGGAAATTATGGTGGCGACCAAATTGTGCTGGTTATACGATGAATGAAAGTGAAGCTGGAATATATGATATTGCAGACGCATGGAAAGCATCAAGCCACTGCGGAAAAGAAAAAGGTATCGTTTATGTTTCTGCACTAAAGGCTAACCAATGACCAAAATGAAAACAACAATTGAGATTTTAGAAGAGTTAAAAGTAGAGGCTATATATTGCAAACATAGCAATGACGAGATTGGCAATCATCACTATGAATGGTCTTTTGAATTAGATAAACTCGAAGCCTTCCGCCAATCTGTCGAGGCTAATTTTGTGAATAGGTGTGAGCCTACTGGAATGTGGAAAGCATCATTTAGCGGAAAGCACCATTACTTTGTAGAAAAATTATCAGATATGGATGATGGGGATGATGCTGTACCGCTCTACACTTTACCAAAGGAAACGAAATGAGCGAATTAATTAGTAAGAAGGCGTTGATGGAAGCTATCGACAAAGATAGATTGTGGCTACGTCCTAATGCCATTATTGACCTAATCAACTCAGCCCCTGCGGTTAGTGGTGAGGCAGTGGCTTGTTATGTGAGTAAAACGGCATTTGAAGTCTTAGATACTAGCTACCGCGGAATAAACCACAAAGGTATTTCAAAAGAACAATTACTGCCTGATGATATATCACTCTACCTAGCCCCACCACAGCCACAGTCAGTTAAAGATGCTTTGGAGAAGGCGGTACGCAATGATGTAATAGATGAAATCCGCGCTTGTAATACTGTAGCGCAATTAGCAATGATGTACCGCGTACAGATGCAACAGCAATTGATGGTATCAGGTGCAGAGAAATGTTTATTCTTAGCTACATCATGGAACG